AAGTTTTGGTCAAGAGTAAAAGTACCACTAGTACCAATAGGTAAGAGCCAGTACAAGCAGAATGTAACTACTATCGGCTTCCTGGATGGTGTGATGAAAATGGCTAATGGCACTACAATAGAAGGTAGTGGATCTGCGGAGTTGAGGTACACAGCCTCAACTCGCCCAGGTTTCTCAGGTTCACCAGTATTCGCTGGTAGAGCCGTTGTGGCTATGCATATAGGCGGTTCATTAGATTCCAGTCGTGGGAGCCGAGTGGAGCGCATATTGTACATGCTAAACTCTATCAAGGAAGGTTATTACCCTGATCATTTTAAGATCGAATATGATGGGGAGCAATGTAAGTATCGCGGAAATACAGTTGATGTCGAGGACTATCCAGACGAAGACTACATTGTGATGACCACAAAGCGCGGCGGCGTAACTTATCTACCAAACGAGAATTTCTATGAAGAAAATCCAGGATGGAACAAGAAATTGGACAAGCTTAATAAAAGCTTGTACTCGTATGATGATGAGTGTTTTAAGGAGGCAGCAGCAGACGGGCTGTTGGAGGTTGTGTCTAGGGAGAAACCCATACACGTCCAGTCCACTACTACAGACAACCCAATAATGTCAAAATACTTAGAAGCAAAAGCTGAAGAGTTGACAAGTTTAGGTTATGAACCTGAGAAATTCTCATGGCCAGTTATGAGTAGTGAAGCTGAACGTGTATCCTTTGAGAAGCATGTGAACGAGATTTATGCACCTCGTGTTGCTTCAATTAAAAATCCACCTACACCGGCCGAGATTAAACGTGTTGTTAATATAACAGTGCGTCAACTCGGTCCAGCCAGTTATCTTGTTAATAAAGATTACAAAACACTAGAAAATTTTATGGAGATAATAGATTCTAGTGCGGTGCAGGATCGGAAAAGCCCAGGTTTTCCTTATCAGGAGATGGGTCTTATGACAAACGGACAAGTTATTGACCGTTTAGGTAAACGTGGATTAGCTGAAACTGTATTACGGGAATGGAATGAACCATTAACGTGTAGAGTTTTCCTGAAAAACGAACCTACGAAGAGACATAAGATTGATGGAGGGCTAACGCGCATTATAGCGGGTTTTCCTCTCCATAAAATGGTTAAGCATCAAGCTATAGCCCGGAATTTTGCTAATGCGATTATAGATAATTGGACCCAGACTCCAGCAAAATTCCCTTTCTCTCCATCAAGCCCAGGACATTGTGAACATTTGTTTTCAGTGTTCAAAGGCCGTAAGGTAGTGGAAAGTGATAAGAAAAATTGGGATTACTCATTCTATCCGTACTTCTATGATATTATTAAGGAGATAATGATCGACTTAGCGATCAAGCCTAATAGTATGACGGATGAAGAATTCGACGAGTATAAATTAGATGTAGCTGGTATGATTGATGAAGTGTGCAAATCGCCTAATATGCGAACTTCCAATGGTACAGTGTACAGGTGCAGGGAACATGGAATTATGAAGAGTGGATGGTTTTTGACAATTGTGTTTAATACTATAGCTCAGATGGTTTTAAACAACCTTGTACTAATGAGAATGGGTGTCGAAGATGACGATGAGACGAACCCATTGATCGCTGGAGGTGATGATGTACTACAAAGTTTTAACGACGATATATTAAATCGTCTGGACGAATACAAAGAGATAGCCCTAAATTTAGGTGTGAAGCTTGAGGAATTTATAGTGCATGATAACTTCAACGGTTGTGAATTTTTCAGCCATAAATTTAGAGTTGAAAATGGAGTCATCAAGTTTCTACCTGTAAATTTTAGTAAAGCGATTTACAATATACGGGCTATGAAGCTCCAGGATTTACCTCTCGCTTTATCCTCACACATGAGCAACTATTGTTTTGATAAACGTAAATATGAATTTTTCCGTGAAATGTATTTGAGTTTCAGGGAAGATCATCCTCACGAGTTTTTACTTAAACACGTAAAGAGTATGAATTATTTACGCCAGAAAGCAAAGGGTGCTGAATGCGTGGAGTGTTAAGGATTTACTCCGTCCTTCCTAGACGTTAAATAGGAACGTTAGATTTATATATTGTGTGTGATCCGGAATGATCTAAAACTAATTAAGTCCGCAATGACGTAAAACTAGAGGTGGCGGTGGCGAAAATTAATGTTCGGATACAATAGAAAACACGGTTTCTATTTATACGATCCTGCTACAAATTACTGTGGCCCAAATTATTCTGACGGTAAAGTTCAAAGTTCTGTAGAACACGGAATTTCTGAACCTTTGAACGCCAGAGACGCTAACTGTCAAGCTCACGATACTTGTTACGCTATTGCGAATAGTGATAGTGATTCTCTTGATAGTTGTGACCGTACTTTCTATAATAATAGTAAAGGTACAGGTATCCTAGGTGAAGTTTACGGATTTACCGTATTACATGCTAATAGGATTATTCGTCCGAAGAGTCAAAGTCTACGCAAGAGTCAAATTAAGATGGCTCAAACGCAAGATCTCGTGTACTCTGCGAGTGGTTTTAAGCATCCTACAATGAAAGGAGGCGGAGGCAATGGCCTCGGCACTCTTATAGCTGAAGGTGCAGCAGCCGCTGCGGCCGCGCTATGGCCCAGTGACACTGTTGACAACTCTGCCGCGATCCAGAATGTTCAGGACGCGGCAGGAGGCGCTTTAGAATCACAGAAGAAAGCACAAAAGAGACTGGAAGAACTACAGGCAGCAGAAGCTAATAAAGCCGCTATAGATCCACCAATTATGGTGGAGACTTCAAGCGGTAGAGCTGTTTGTCCTGCAAATAATCTTCCAAACCCTGGAGAAGGTAGAAATACTAACCCTAGGCCTAATGAGAACGTACCTAGACCAGGTAGGGGTGGGCGTAATCCACCTCAAGCTGGTCGCGGTTATCGCATCAATAGGGTAGATCATAGACAAAATCGGAGTAATGGAGCCGTTGTCGTTTCTGCTAAATATGATCCAAATAGGAAACATAAGAAAAAGAAAGGATTTATGGCTAGTTTACACAACATTAAAAACAAGTTAAATCGTGTGCACCTCGCATAATGGAGGTGGTAGGCGAAATAAAAATTATGGTTAAAATTATGAGAAAACAAGCAAAGAGGTCGAGAACCTCAGTGTCACGAACTCCATCATTCGGACCCGTAAGTAGAATTACGACTGCACCAGTTGCTATTGGCAACAGTATGCAGGGAGCTAAAGCTCAAGTAGTTAATCTACCAGGGGGTAATGTGCGAGTCGTTGGCCGAGACTATGCTTTTACAGCAATAGGTACTGGGACAGCCGTCGATTGGCGGCCAGTTGGAGGGTTTCCTCTAACTCCAGCCTGTTTCGTAAGTAGTACTCTGCGTGCATACACGCAGATTTATAACAAGTTTAAATTTAATAAACTGATTTGTCACTACATTACGAGTAGTCCTACGTCATCTGCCGGTGACATCATGTTTCAAGTGAACAAAAACAGAGTCGATCCATGCGCTAATTATGATGCAAGTAGCTTTCTTAATTACGCATTAAGTGATCCACACACAGTAATTGGTCCACAATGGACTAATCATACATGTGTTATCACACCATCAACTCCATATAGAACTATTGATATAGGATTATCTCCCGACCTGGATTACCAGAGTCAAGGTGAGGTTTTCTTGTATTCGAAGACTCCTGAGGATACTTTAGATAGTCCCGGATACGTAGTTATTGACTACGATATCACTTTTGGAGAATTATCAGTACATCCACGTGCTGGTGTCTTACCAAATCCTAATCTATTGTATTTCCCATATCAACTTGTACTTAATACTGGTACTAGTTATACAACTAGTCAGAAATTGGTATTCACTGACGGAACAACAGGGCTAGGAGGTACGACGATAACTAAAATAACATCAACACCTAATTATAGGTCTGGTGATATTTATAAGTTTAATAT